CTGGATTATAACACCACCGCGGATGTATATAATAAGTTGGTCAAGGATGCCGGAGAAAGACACTATGCTGAACGTTACGACGGGGCAGACATAGAATTCAAGCCCGACTGGCATACGATTCATTTTTCTTTGAAAGCCGCTATCAAGCCCATGAATTACACGAAGCAATCTAGTCCGATAGGTCCAGGGCAAGGCATAGCAAATTGTAACTTATTAGTGACTACCAAGCTGATATACATTTGTAGACTTATGGTTAAGATATTTTGGCAACGAATGAATCGTAACCCTGTGATTGCCATTATTAGCGATGATGGTTTGTCGGCTGAGGAGTTTGTAAATATACTTCAACCCTATCTTAGCCAGGCAAAACTTAGTGGAGCAGCCCAGATCATATTAGACGCTGTAAAAATGGATAAGGAGCAAAAAGATTTTGATGAATATGTGGTCAAGTCTGTCCTTCACAGAACTACCGGTTGTCCCATGGAAATACTGGACTTTGCGTTTGATCATATACACGATGCCAAACTGGTGAATCAGGACATTAGCATGAACTACGCTAAGCAAAATTCGTCTGGCAATCCATTGACCAAGATCATAAACGAAATTTTAATGTTGGTCTACGGATTGTGGCTTATTCAATTTTCATTGCCAATGGTTATCACTGTTAAAGGTGATGACCAAAAGATGGATCCGGTGCGAGGAGAGTTGAACCCTGATCGAGTACTTGCACTGAGTGCCTATACTAAAGTTGGCATTTACGTTTGTGCGCCTGGCGCTAACGAATTTTGCGGTTTCCTGGTGTACGACGAAAAGTTTGTTCCAAACTTTTGGAGATACGCCATTAGATTGTCAGCCAAGGTGTTTCACAGTTATGAACAATTTAAAGAGTATCAAATATCCTTGAGGGACTTGGTAATGTTCTCGAGGAGGGTTGGCAAGGCGACCTGCGTCGCTGGCCTTTGTTACTATTTGGCACCTTGGGACTCTGGCAACTTAGAATACATTGAGGCTGAGGCCGTTTATGATTTTGTGGTTGCCTGGGCTTATGCCACCAAAAGCCAGTACGAGAAATATGTCCCGACCAGATCCTGGGTCCCCATCACACATACTGTTGATGGTGCATTGAGCGTTAACTAGAATATACTAGCTATTATGTAGATTAGCTCCGTCCGTATCACGACGAAAACTAAAAAAAAA